AAGAAGAAAGGTTAACAATGAAAGCATACGCAGTATTTGAAAATGCAACTAATAATTCTTTTAAAAACACTACAGAAGATGAATTTGAAAATAAATGGCATTTGCATCACTCTATTCCTACTTTAGTTTGGCACGATAGTTCTGGTGGAATAGTAACATGGCGTAAAGAAACCAATAGACTGTCTCACTTTATTTTGTTTGCTACTAAAGAAGGAGCAGAAGAACACATGTTTGAAAGACAAGACGAAGCCCCTGGCGACTACATTATCAAGGAAGTAGAGATAACCTAGTATTTACTTATCTGGCCTTTTAGTTTATAGATAATTCTATGGATAAAGGACCAGATAATATTATTGATTTTACTAGTGCCGAAAGTAAGATTTTATCAGACAAGGAAAAGAAGTTTGTTGAATACATCTTTCAAGGTTTCGGTAAGAAACAAGCGGCTTTAGAAGCCGGCTATGCTCAATCTGCAGCACACGTCCAAGCTACCCGCCTACTAAAGAAGGATAAAATACGCAAGGCCCTTGATCGGTTACGCTCACTTCAACATCAACAAACCATTCACACTATGGACAAGGAGATCGAATCTATTGACGCCATGATCCAAGAAGCTAGAGACAGAGGGCAAATAGGTGCAGCGGTTCAAGCTGCCAGGCTCAAAGCACAAATGCTAGGTTACTTGGTTGACAAGAAAGAAATCAAGACAACAAACCTTGACACCATGAGCGATGACGACATAGCCCAATACCTTGATTCATTAAAAGCATCCTACAACAACACACATTGACTGCGGTTGATGGTTGTTGATTGCTGACGCTTGATCAAGCCGGATCCATGAGTAAGGAGTAAGGGGACAACAAACCACAGCAAAGCTCGGCGCATCTCGGTACAACTCTGTACAACCCGTACAAAAGTTTTCCACAACTTTAAAATAAAGATGTTTACTTTTGTTTTAAGATACGATATATTGGCAATAGAAAGAGAGAAAGTAACAATGAAAACTAAACTACCGAAAACAGTAAACCAGATCGGAAACGACAAGGTTTTATTTAAACTTGTTAACCCTAAATTATCAGGAAGTAAATCGCATAAGATTTACTCACAAGCACAGAAAGCTACCACAGTTAAGGAAGCATTCGAACAGGGTTATAGATCAATAGATATCGCATACGATACAATGAATAATGGCAAGTTTAAAAAGCCTAATGTTCTTATCGCAAGATATCTTAAGAAAGACCACAAGGAATTATACTTGACATTCCTTAAAGAATTCGAAGGCGCAAAGCTAAGTAAAGCAATGCAAGACAACCTAAACGAATTCACAAAAGTAATCAATAAATTATAATATAGCAAGGGGCCTTCGGGCCCCTTTTTTTAGTCTTGATGAGTTGACCTTGATCAGTTGACCTTGATCAATGTTGACTGTTGACGTATGTAGTAAGAAGCAAGTAGTATAAGGTATGTAGTATATACTGTACATGATTGTACAACTCTGATCAATAACAATAAAAAAATATATATGTTTCAAATTGTTTTATTTTTTTATATTCTAATTTTAGAAAGGAGAATTATGGATACTATAATCTATTTATTATGTATGGGGTTTTTATTTTATTTAGCCTCACATTTTTTTTAAAAAAAAGATGAAAAATAATTTTACTTTTTTCAAAAAGTATGAAATAAATATACTATCTTTAATATAAAGATAGAAAGGAGAAAGAGAAAATGAGTAAATCTAAAGTAGATGAAAAAGGAAAAGGAAAACTAAATAAATTTCCTTCTTCTCTTTTAAGAATTAAAGATAATTTAATTCTTCATAGATTAGTAAACGATAAAAAAGGAAAATCGTTTACTAGATTAGAGAATTATAAGTTCTCTACTACTATTGAAAATTCCGTTAAAAACGGAATGAGTAAAGACGATTACGATTATAATACTAAGATCTTAAAAACTATCTATTCGATAGATTTAAAAAAACTTAATAAAGATTTTAAATTAAGATACTTAGATACTATTAATCTAAATCTTTCATTTCTTAAAGATAATAACGTAGTTAATAAAAATGAATTATTATCTATAAATAAGAAAGCGTTAGACTTAGTTAATAAGTTATAATCTATATTTTTTTTAGGAGGAGAATAAAACTCCTCCTAAAATTTCGTATTAAGTTTGACGTAAACTTTCGTATAAGTTTCAGAAAAAGCTGTGCGCTGCCTGTAGGTATAGAGTAAACAGCTAACAAATAGCTTTTATATGTATAAATTTCGTATATAAATAATTTATGGCTTTTCTTGTAGCAAATATTCCACCTATTGAAGTTTATGTAAAAAAAGAGTATCTTTATGACCATGAAAAAGGTCATGGAGAATTTGAAAAAGGTGTTTGGGTCACTGCTAAGTCGATTACCGGCAGAGCTTTGTATTTCGAAACGTACCTATATAATTCTGGCGCTCTTTTTGATAAGCTTCCTATTTCTGCTTTCTGCTCAAAGCCAGTAAAGCCAGAAGAAAGTTTACCATTAGAAGAGTTACAGTTATGGGATTGTTTTAGTTACCATATTTCTGTAATAGAAAAATGTAACTCAGGAACAGGTCGTTGTAAATATTTCTCACCAAATAAAAATTGGCATTACGGAGTTTATTTATTTACGATAGATTCTGCACACGCCGATCCTAACATTCCTAATTGTGGTTACTCAGAAGTTCCTAGTCAACATAAGTCTTTCAATATTATTGAATTAGATAACGGTCATTATGCAGCTCAACCAAATAATAGAACTGTTTTTTACGATAAAAGTTTGTCTCCTAAAGAAATGACTTTTCCTGACTATAAAGTTTCTACTGTTGAATATAGCGTAGAGCATAATTCTAAGTGGACTGCAGGAGATGATGAAAGTTTCTTTTATGAACTTAGAGATACTACAAAAAGCTGAAGCAATATTACTAGATAAAAAAGCTCCTCAAGAGATTCGAGAGAAAGCTTTTCTTATAATAAAAAATCAAAAAGAAAAACAGGAAGTATCTGGAGCACAGACTTCTGTACTAAAGTTTGCTCAACATATGTATAATGGCTATAGTACACCTGCTCATGTACAATTAATCGCTAAAAGTTTAGAGGCTCTTGAACGAGATGAATTTGATCGTCTAGCTATATTCATGCCACCAAGACATGGAAAGTCTATGCTATGTTCTGAAATGTTCCCTGCTTGGTTTCTAGGTCGTAACCCTAAGAACTTTGTTATTCAATCTACTTACGCTCAAGAACTAGCTGATGACTTTGGACGCAAGGTTCGTAACCATGTAAAATCGGAAGAGTTCACTAAAGTTTTTCCTAACACGACACTTCGAGAAGATTCTACTTCAGCGAAACGTTTTCATACAGTTCAAGGTGGAACGTATTCAGCAGTCGGTGCGGGTGGTGCGATTACAGGTCGTGGTGCACATTTATTAATTATTGATGATCCGATAAAAGGGCGAGAAGATGCTGAATCTCAAGTTCAAAGAAGAAATCTTATTGAGTGGTATAAGTCGGTCGCATTCACACGATTAATGCCAGGTGGAAAAGTAATCATCATTCAAACTCGATGGCACGAAGAAGATCTCGCCGGTTGGGTTTTAGAAAACGAACCAGGAGCATGGAAAGTTTTAGATCTCCCTGCAGTTAATGATAACGGGGATGCCTTGTGGCCAGAAGCTTATCCCATAGAAAAATTAAAAAAGATTCAATCAACAGTCGGAGAAAGAGTATGGCAAAGTTTGTACCAGCAAAAACCGAGTGCGGAACAAGGACAAATTTTAAAAAGAGATTGGTGGTGTGTATGGGAAAAGAAAAGATTACCAGCATGTCATACGATAGTTCAATCGTGGGATACTGCGTTTAGTGCGAAAGAAACTGCAGACTATTCAGCTCGAACTACATGGGGAGTATTTACACACATAGACGAAGAAGGAAGAGATCAAGCTTGTATAATTTTATTAGAGTTATGGCGTAATCGTGTCGAGTATCCTGAACTAAGAAAAGAAGCTCAACAGTCTTTTTTCGATTGGAAGCCCGATGTAGTATTAGTCGAGAAACGTGCATCAGGACAATCGTTATTACAAGATTTAAGAAGAGCAGGAGTTCCTGTAAAAGAATTTACACCAGATCGAGATAAAGTTTCGAGAGCCCATGTCGTAGCATCGATGTTAGAAACAGGATTAGTTTTCGTTTTAAATGAAGCGTGGGTCGATGATTTAATTCAAGAATGTGCTTCTTTTCCTTACGGAAAGCATGATGATTTAGTAGATACGACTACTCAAGCGTGGCAGTTAATACGAGATAACTATTTAGTTTCTCACCCTTTAGATC